CTGGCGCTAGGAGAGTTGACCAATATGGAGGTACGAGAATAGATAGTGGTGGTGTATCCATGATGAGAAAAGCCTTTGCGAGCATATCCGGCATTCCTCGGAAAGAATTTGCAAAACCTAAAAGTAAACCATTAATTAAAGGCAACTCTTAATGCAGTTACCTAAAGAGCTTGGTTCACTTACGGACTTGAAACGACGAGAAGCTAAAGCCTTTGAAAACATGGCTATGTGGCATGACATCCTTGATGATGCCTATGAATACTTTTTGCCTAACCGTAATCTGTTTGAAGACTACCAGCCAGGACAGAAGAAGATGGATCGCATCTTTGACTCTACTGCTCTTGAGGCTATTCAACAGGGCGCTAGTAAGCTGCAAGAAAACATTGCACCTATCTGGTCTCGCTGGGCTACCTTTGCTCCATCTGATCGCGTACTTAAGATGCTAGAAGAAGGTGATTACGACGTTACAGAAGAAGATATTCGTCAAAACCTAGAAGATCAGGCCACTATTATCTTTGATTACATTAACCGTTCTAACTTTGCCACTCAATTCTTTGAACACGCTCTTGATCTGCTGGTAGGTACAGGCACGCTTCGCATTGATGAAGACGAAGACTTTGATAACCCAATCATCTTTCATGCTATCCCGCAGAAGGGTATTGCTTTTGAAGAAGGCCCGAACGGTAATGTTGAGACACACTGGCGTAAGTTTAAGGTTAAGGCTCGCAACCTAGAGCGCCAATGGACAGGCTTTAAACCTTCCGACAAGATAGCGGATGTTATTAAGAAAAGCCCTGACGCTGATGTCGAAGTTAGTGAAGGCGTTGTTTTTATGCCTAAAGCTAAGACCTACTATGGCTGTGTATGGGTCAAAGGTGAAGACACAATCAGTTGGATGGAAGACTTTGGTAAGTCTAGCCCTTGGGTGACAGGTCGCTATTCTAAAGTATCTGGTGAGATTCGTGGTCGTGGCCCAGTACTACAGGCACTACCTGATGTGCGATCTCTTAACAAAGCTAAAGAGTTTGTATTGCAGAAGGCCGCTATTGATCTGGCTGGTATGTATACTGCTACTGATGATGGTGTAACTAATCCTTACAATTTGAATATAAGCCCAGGCATTGTTATTCCTGTTGGTTCTAACAACTCGTCTAACCCTTCTATTCAGCGCCTAGATACAGGATCAAACTTACAGCTTGCACAGTTCCAGATTAATGAAATGCAGATGTCTATTAAAAGAGCTTTATTTAATGATCTTCGTGATCCTACTGGTGCTGTACGATCCGCCACTGAGGTTGCCATTGAATCGCGTGAATTGGCAAAACGCATCGGCTCTGCCTTCGGCAGATTACAAACTGAAGTCCTAGTTCCAATCATTAAGCGAGTTGCTGCTATCTTGACTCGACGAGGAATCATTACTCCTATAGAGTTAGATGGTCGTGATATTGACATTAAGTTCCTATCGCCACTGGCTAAAGCTCAGGACGGTGAAGACATCTTGAGTGTTCAACAGGCTGTTGCATTTGTTATGCAAACTGCTGGGCCAGATCAAGCCAAGATAGGGTTCAAGCTAGAAGACTTTGGAACGTGGGTTGCCGGTAAGACTGGTATGCCTGCTGAATTAGTCCGAAGCGAATCGGAGAAACGAGCTGTTATTCAGGCTGGTGCGGAAGGCGCACAACAAGGCATGGATACTAGCGGTAATCCTCAACAACAAGGTCAAACTGCTCTATGAGTTGGGATACATTAAATACGGCTGTGGACGGCACTAAAGCCCACGCAGCCAATGCTAAAAACCGACAAGCCGCTGCTGAGATGGCACAGGCTTATCACCAATGCTTTGGAACATCGCAAGGTAAGAAGGTATTAGAAGACCTTACCAAGCGCTTTATCTTCCAGAACAATACCCCATTTGGCTCTGAAAATGCTAACTATGAATCCGCTTATCACAATGGTGAGAGCGGTGTAGTTAAGTTTTTAATTAACCAAGTACAGCAAGCTGAATTACTTTAACTAAAAAAAGGTTACAAAATGATTGAAGAACAGGCCGCACCAGTAATCACAACAAGCGAAACCCTGTTGGATGCAAGCACTCCTACTCTTAATGATGGCGAGTATTTCTTATCCGATGGTATCAAGGGTACAGGCGAGACACCCGAATGGTACAAAGGCGACAAGTATAAGTCTGTCGCAGAACAAGCCAAAGCCTATACTGAACTAGAGAAGAAGTTCGGTGGTTTTACTGGCGCACCAAAAGATGGCTATGCTGGCCCAGAGGGAATTGAGTCTGATGATGCCCTACTGCAAGAACTAACTGAGTTTGCCGACAAAACAGGTATGAGCCAAGAAGCCTTTGGTGATGCGTGGGAATTGTTGTCAGCACAAAATGGGGCAGCAGAAGAAGTAACCCATGAGCAAGAGATTGCACGACTTGGTGACAATGCAGGAGAGCGCATTAAGAATGTAGAGGGCTATCTAAAGAACAACTTAGATGCTTCTGACTACGATGTAGTTCGTGATCTAGTAACTGATGCTAAGTCTATTGAGCTGGTAGAGTACCTTGTTCGTGCAACCTCGCCTACAAAGCTACCTATTGACGGCGGAGAGCATCCTACTGGTATGACTTGGGGTGATATTGAAACCCAGATGTTTAAAAAGAACGAGAATGGACAGCTCCTTCGTAGTGTTGATTCTAACCATGAAGCCAGGATTCAAAAGATGATGAAAGAATTTGGTGGAGATAGAGCGCATACCAGAACCTTTGGTTGAGTTTGTGGGGTGAAAGGTGTATAATCGACGCACTGGACACCCCTTTCTATTAAGGCCCAGTAAATTTAGGTTGAATGCTGACCAAGTTTACTCGGGTACTCAGCTAAAACCTTGAAAAACTTTTTATTATTTATTACTCTTTTTCGAGGAAATCATTATGAGTAAAGTATTATCATCCGTAGCGGTAACGGAGTTTGACAGTCTTGTTAAGCACGCATACCAAAACGCTGGCCTTTTGAAAGGCGCTGTAACAATTCGTAACAACGTAGTTGGCGACACCTACAAATTCCGCAACATGGGCAAAGGCCTTGCTAACCAGAAGTCTACTTCTGATCTAGTGACTGCTATGGACATTTCTCATGGCTTTGCAACTGCAACTCTGCAAAACTGGAATGCTCCAGAATACACAGATATGTTTGATGCTGCCACTGTAAACTTTGACGAGAAGCAAGAACTTGCAAGCACTATCGCAAGCGCCCTTGGTCGTCGTTGTGACCAGCTAGTTATTGACGCTATGGACGCAGAAACTACTTATGCTGACACTATTGGTAAAGATACTGGTGGAACTAGCACTAACCTAAATGTTGCAAAAGTTGTTGCAGCTCAAGTTGCACTTCGCGCTAAAGGCGTTCCTAACTCTAACCTGTTTGCTGCTATTAATGCTCAAGGTTTGGGCGGTATGCTTAACGAAGAAAAAATCAGCTCTATTGATTACAACAATGTTAAAGCTCTAGTTAACGGTGACATTGATACTTTTGGTGGCTTTAAGTTTGTAATTGTTGAAGATCGTGTTGAAGGTGGTTTGACCGAAGCAGGTAATGTTGTTGATTCGTACTTCTTCTCTCAAGACGCTATTGGTCTTGCAATTGGTATTGACATCAAGACTGACGTTGATTGGATTGCTGATCGTACTTCTTGGTTGTGTAACGGTATGCTCAAAGCTGGCGCAGTATCTCGTGACGGCCTTGGTATCGTTAAAGTCCAATACCTCAAAACTGCATAAGGAATATTATCATGGCTTTTTCAAGAACAGGTTTATGCCGCATTGGCGGTTCAGGTAATGGCGGAAGCACTTGGCAGTATACTGCTGCTGATGCTAAGACCGTTGTAGACAATGCTGATTATTTTCTTGCAGCACTGTCGGAACTAAACATTGGTGATTTGGTTATCTGCAAAGATACTACTGATGCTGCTGTTCCAGTAGTTACCGTAACTTACATTAAGACAAAAACCGCTACAAGCATCACAGCGGCTGCCGGTTTAACAATTACCGCATAAGTAGTAAAACTGAATGGGGCTGCTTCTGTGGCCCCTTTCTTTACAAATAAAGGTTTATTATGGCTTCTAAGATACAGCTAATTTCTAATGCTCTCATTCTAATTGGCGATCTGCCTATAACATCTTTATCAGGCAACACTCGTAGTCAGACTGTGGCCAATGCTCTGTATGACAATATTGTGCAGAACGAACTATCCAAATTCCGTTGGGGCTTTGCTCGAAAGCAGGCTCAACTGTCATTAACCTCTACCACTCCTATTGGTACAGAATGGCAATCGGTGTATCAACTTCCTTCTGATATGCTTACCCTTATTAAGCTAGATCCTAGTATTAACTATCAAATTCTTGGTGACAAAGTTTACTGCAATTACAGCGGTAATCTTTATTGCGATTATATTGCTAATGTTGCAGAAAGCGGATGGCCAGTATACTTTTCTAAAATGATTGAGTATGCCTTAGCTATGGACTTTGCTCCTTCTATTCGTGATAGTGCCTCGGCTATGGAGTTGCTAGCTAACCAGTATTTGAATGCTAGTCGTATGGCTCGCTTCACTGATTCACAGCAGCACCCCCAAACACCTATTCAGGATCGTCCATTTATTAACGTGAGGTTCTAATGCCTAAGTCACAATTTCAACAAACCAGCTTTGCAAGTGGTGAGTTGTCACCATTACTTAAAGGGCGTACAGACCTTGAGCAATATTATAAGGGCGCAGAGCAAGCCGAGGGAGTTGTTATTGTTCCTCAAGGTGGAATTAAACGCAGGCCTGGACTCAAGTTTGTAGATACTGCTCTTAAAGGTAATACTCGTCAAACTGCTGTCAATCCTACATCAGGCTCTTCAGGTGCTGGTGCTGACGTTGCATTACTAAATGACGGCAATGCTAATACATACTTTACAACAAACGTTAATTTAGGCTCTTCTACTGGATTTGTAGTGGCCAGCTATGATTTAGGCGCAAGCTATAATGCACAATTTGTAACAATAGATAACGCCAGTCTAATAAGAAATGGTACTGCTGGCGCTTACATTAAAAATAAAAATTTAACATTGCAATATAAAGTTGGCTCCAATTATGTTAATTACGCAGTAATTCCAATTACCAGCGATTTTGGTGGTGAGGTTAGCGAAAAGTATGACATAAGCAATATTGCCTTATCAAGTAAAAGAGAGTGGCGTTTAGTTTGCGATATGGCTGCCGCAGAAGGCCAAAACTTTCGTGTTCGTTTAGGCGAGTGGAATTTTTCTGCTGAACCATCCGCATATGCTGATTCAAGCAGGCTTAAAACTTTTGATTGGGAATACTCAGCAGACTTTAATTTCTTAGTTGTATTGACAGAAAACAATGCAAGATTTTATCGCGCGCCCCATGCTGGCAGTACTGAAACAGTTTATGTTGCTGACATACCTGTGCCTTATACCTCCGCGCAAGTGCCTGACGTTAAGGATGCCCAGACTGAAAATGTAATGTTAATGTTTCACAAAGATCAGCCAACTAGAAGAATTATATTTGATGAAGCTATTTACGCTACGGCTCCAACACAGTCTTTTGTTTCTGATCAAGTTCCTTTTGTTGACGTTCCCTTGTTTGACTTTAATGACAGTGATAGCCCAATCCCAGTGCCAGCAGTTCAGGTTATAACCTTTGCACATTTTCAACCAGGCAATCAATATCAGATAGATGTTGAAGGCGTATTAAGTAAAAATATTACTTACAATGGTGGAGAAAACAGTTCTACGAAGTCTGCTGACGCTACGGCTTTTAACTTGCAAAAAAACTTGCAAGAGATGCCTAACTTTCCTAATACTGGCATAAGTGTTGTTCGTGCAAGCAATGAAGTTTTTACCATTACATTTGAAGGAGATTCGGCTCGACCTATTGAGTTGCTGGCTGGTTTTCCTACGAGCGCAAACGCTAATGGACAAGCTGCAATAACTGTTAGTGAAACTACGGCTGGAGTAACTAGGTCTGAGCCTGTGTGGTCAGATGGAACTGGCACTAGAGGTTATCCTAAACAGGGTGTTTTTTCTGATGGTCGATTGTGGTTAGGCGGTACAAAGTTAAAAGGTCAAAGTTTATTTGCTAGCCGATCTGGTGATTTATTTAATTTCTTTTCAGAGAAAGGTGACGACGATGAGGGCATCTTTATTACTATTGACTCTCGCGGCCTTACCGACATTATAGATATTAACCCAGATAGGGGTCTTCAGGTCTTTTGTGCTGGATCAGAGTTTTTAGTTAAAGGATTAACGCCCTCTACTATTGAGGTAGTAGCGCAAACTCAACATGGGTCATTTAACTTAGAAGCAAAATCTGTTGATGGTGCGACCTTGTTTGTTGACAAGAACGGCAACACACTTAGACAATACGTTTTTAACTTTAATGAAGACGCTTATACATCTAATGACATTTCGGTTTTATCCTCTCAGTTAATTAACAACCCTCTTGATATGGCTATATTATCGGGAAGCACAACAGAAGATGCTAACTGGGTATTTATTATTAATCAAGATGGCACTGCTGCTGTTCTTAACACAATGCGTAATCAAGATATTAATGGTTTTACTCGATGGACTCCATATAGCGATCCTAGCTCCATAAGAAAGAATCAACTGGAATCTTGCTCTGTTGTTGGCGATGAACTTTATGTAGTTGTAAAAAGAACTTTTTTGAGTGGCGTTGTAAGAGATATTGAGATTTGGGACTTTGATTACCTTTTCGAGTCTAGCTACAAAGTTACGGTTACAGCCGCAAGTCCAAACGCAAATGTGTTTGTTCCTATTGCTAGTGGAGCAAGATTATCTGGATTTACTGTAAGTGTTCTTGCAGATGGTAATGTGCTGCCTGACAGAGCAGTTACACTTAGCGGGGCTAATTACGGTGTAACAATTACTGCCGCAGAACTTGTTGGATTTACTTCAAGAGCTTTAGAGATTGGCCTTAACTTCCCCGTTAAGGTTAAAACTATGCCTCTTAATACTAATCCTGGAACTCGTGGTGGACAGAATGTAATGAAGC